AATCTAATAATCTAATAAGTAATAATACAAGAGAGGTATAAAATCAAGATAAAAATGAAGCTCATTCATAAAGTGGAAGACTGTGCTGTGTATAAGGGTAACGATTCAACTTATTTGCTTAAAATTCCATCATCTCCCGAGTTATTGCGAGCAATAAAAGATGCAGGAACCGTAAAACACGTTATAAAAAAAAGCACAAGCACAACAAGCACAAGCAGCGACACTTTAAAATTCAAAGCGACGCGAGTGGAGTCGCTAAAGCAGTTTATAGAAAAAATGCACGACAACAACCACGATAAAAATATGGATGGACTTATTTACACGCTTGTTTTAAAACTGCTGGCAGATGTTGGCACCTTGCTGCAATACGCAATGGGCGAATACGGCAGAGCAATTCCATTTTTCAGTTTAGAAGACATTATTGTGATTGAGAATGCAAATGAAAATCATGATAATCATGATGCAGCAACAACGACGACAGAAGAGCCAACATTTGATTTCGTGTTTATAAATGGTGAAAAACTGTTACAAACAAGTCGAGAGAATGCGCTGCGAGTGGACGTTCCGCTGCAAGTCAACAAGCAGACTTCGTTTTTACCGCTAGAGTTGGCTGAAAGCGAACTAAAGCACTTGCCCATAAATGTAACCACAACATCGTGGCTTTACAGCCTGTCTTCGCTCTGCATATACGCGCTTCTAAATTATAAATTCAAAAATGGGGAAGATGACATTGAGCGGATAGGTCGACCATTTTTGCACACGTCTCTGTATTTTTGTTTGAAGCGGTGCATGAAAACTAAACCAGAAAAACGTGTTTTATTATACGTGTGATATGTTTGATTATGATATTTGATATTTTATTTATGAAATATGATAAATAAAATATCATATAAATGTTTTACCCATATATGTAAATATAACTATAAAACTGCAAAACATGAATATAAACACAAACATTGGACTAATACCTAAATTATTTTATCAATCATGGTGCAGTAAATCAAACCCTTCATCAAAAATTCCTGATGCTGTATTAAACAAGACAATTTCAAGTATTCCAAGTGATTGCGAATACAAGTGTTACACATTAACTGAAATAAGACAATATTTATCTGAGAAATGGGGACACGAATATGTGGAGTTATTTGACAAGTACAAAAAAACGCCGCATAAAATAGATTTATGGCGTTATTGTATTTTGTATGATACCGGAGGAACATATATGGACGCTGATTGTGTATTGAATTCCAATATACATTTTCTTTACAATTGCAATTGTAATATGGTTTTTGTAACAAATAATCGGTCTGTAAAAGATATATTCAATGGATTTATTATGGTTGAAAAAGGTAACATTATAATGAAAGAGATGATATCCTATATGCTTCGTGTTGGAAATTCTATTGAAGATGACTATTATTATAACTGTAAAGAATTATACAAGGTTGTAAATAAATATATCAACATAAATAATAAAATATACAACTATAAATCATCATTGGGAAATGTATGTTTATTAATAGATAAGCAACAATCCGATGGACGTTACAGTGCATTCTATAAAAATAAAAATGTGTTGGTTGAAACTAACAGTTTATACCCATATAAATAATTCTAATTCACCATGAAAACCAACTGTTAGAAGCAGGTTCAGTATGATATTTTTTAGATTTTTTGCTAGGTTTTTGTTTTTGTTTTGGTTTTGATTTTGATTTTGATTTTGATTTTGATTTTGATAATGGTGTCGCTGTTGTCGTTGTCGAAATATCAGAATATTTATAATTATTATAACGACGAGTTTTATGAGTTGCTTTCGTCGCCCTTGTTGCAGTTGCCCTTGTCGCCTGCTTTGTTGCAATCGCAGTCGCAGTCGCAGTCGCAGTCGCAGTCGCAGTCGCTCGTTTTCGCTGTTTTTTGTTTTGCAGTTTACTTGCAATATCGTCCTCGTTCTCAAGAATTACATCAACTACATTTCGGTAATAAGAGCGAAATGTGCCCCGTTCTTTGCGCAGGTCATCAAATGTCATCCATTTAATGTCCGATTTTTCAAACAAGCCATTTGTAGAATGGCGCACTAAATTATTGACGTGACTTTTCAAAAACTTATAATTGTTATTAAAATAAACTGGTAAATTCTCATCATAATCAATTTCAAATAAAAACGTGGTGTATCTTTCATGATTCAAACTTGTGACTAAATTATCTTTTACGAGACGTTTGATGTCTCCTTCGCATCCAAAGAATCCGTTTAGTTCCTCGCACCCTTCGCGCAACGCGGTATCTAAAGCGCTTTCTCCCGGTTTTTCGCCGCCACCAAAATCGCTCCAACCGGGCGAGTCTTTATTCAAGTATTCATTTTCCTTACCGAATAACAAATAAACTTTTTTATTTTTTTTATTATAAGCTACAGGTAATGCGCCACCTCCCATGAACTGTTAACTGTTATATATATTATTATATATTATTATATAACATAATATATAATAAGACAAAACAAAACAACAAAACAATAAATGGAAGTAAGTAAAACAAAAACAATGAATTTTATAAAATTAATTAGTAAGAAGCGCGTATTTTTACTGCAAGTGTTTGCGAATTTAATTACGCAGCTTGGAATCACGTACGGCGTTTCAAAATCGGGTGTAAAAAATAACAACACGTGGACCCTTTTTGTATTTCAAATTTGCATCATATTAATTTTAGCATTTGTAAGAATGCCGCCCATAGTAAAATTCGTGTTATTTTGCGCATTTTCAATTTCATTTGGAATCCAGCTGTCTGTATTTAATAAAACCAGCTATGAAGACCTTGTGAATTTTGCAATTGTCGGAACAATCTGTATTTTTATCACAATGGCAGCAGTCGGAACCCTTCTTTCTTTTTTTGAAATAAATTTAGGATACATGTTTGCATCAGTATTGCTGTATTTGTTATTAATATTAATAATTGTTCAACTTGTTGCAATCTATACGAAAAAATATGATGCACACATTCGAGCCATATCCGGCGCCGGATTATTTCTATTTTCTCTCTTTATGATTTACGACACAAATCATATTTTGCAAAGAAACTATGGCGGAGATTTCATAACGGCGTCAATGGATTATTATTTGGATATTATCAACACATTCTATAATGTATTGAACTTTAAAAATTAAACAACAATAAACAATAACATGAATAAAATGCCAATAAACAAAAATAAATAATAAATAATATTATTAATATATTTATTATATTTATTATATTATTAGTATATATACAAATAAATAATATAATAATTCAAATGGCAACGAGAGCATCAAGAACAAAACGAGCAACAAGAACAAAACGAGCATCAAGAGCATCAAGAAGAAAGAACATAAAGTCTAGAAAGTATTATAAAATATCGAAGTCGCGTTTGTACAAAGGAAGAGGAGGTAATCACAATAATCACCATCATTCGCCCCCATCTTACGTTGGTTCAATACAGGGCAAATTTATAAACTCCCACGGTCAGCAACTGTTTACGAATCCTACTTATGGTATTGCTTGAAATAAAAACTTGAAACAATAAAAAAATGACAATAATAATAATAATAATAATAATAAAAAAATATTTTTATTATTATCAATAATGCACAGAAATTAAACAGAAGACAGAAACATTATTTAACCGTCAAGACTGTCAATTTCAACCGAGGGTAGTTGATATTTATTTGCCCACACTTCGCTTTGGTCGCCATCTTCGCTGTCACTGTCTCCATTTTCGCTATCGCCATCTTCGCTCTCATCACCTTCGTCGCTGTCGCTGTCGCTGTCGCCATCTTCTTCTTCATTGCCTTCAGAATCAGAATCAGAATCAGACCCATACATTTCATATTGCCACTCGGGGTCGACATTTTCTTCTCCATGTGCCTGGTGACAAACAGTGTCATAGAGTAAATTGAAACCAAAATTGGCAACCATTGTCATCAAGTCATCTACGATGGATGAAACATTGCTCCCATCGGTTTGCGAGTTTCCAGCGATTTCGATTGCATTTTGAACAAATCGTTCGACATCCGCTTCAATATTGAGCGAAGTCAGTTCATGATTCAAAAGCATAACGCCGTCATCATAAGAAATGGGTGTGACAATTTTTTTTGCATTTTCTTCAATCGGCGCACGACAAAGGGGGCATGAGGTGTTATATTTCAAATGACTAATCAAACATGAGAGGCAAAATGTGTGACCGCATGGGGTGGTTGCGATATTGTTTTTTTGTCCATTTTCCTGTTCTTCCAAGCAAATGGAGCAAATATTTTTTTCTTTTTCTTTTTCTTTTTCTTCCTCCTTTTCTTTTTGTGGGTTGGCAAACTCATAACCAATGCATCCAATGACGCTATGGCGCCTCGTCAACGAGCCCAATTTGAAGTAACTGGAACTGGGTACAGGGATGAGACTAGGGATGAGGTTTCCATTGTTGCCGTTGTTGTCGTTGTTGCCGTTGTTGCCATTGTTGCCGTTGTTGCCACTAATATCTTGAACTGCTGTCATGAAAACCGTTGTCCGTTCATGCAAAACATAAATATAATAAAAAAGTATTCAATTTATATTTTTTCAAGTAAAATCACACCAGATGCAGATGCAAGGATATAAATAAAAATTGATTTTAAAAACAATAAATCTGAATGTGTAAAGAAACAGTTTAATCAAAAAACAATTTCAAAATTTAAACGAGAGAAATAAACAATTAAATGACAAGTGGTCACTGTCATAATCGCTTCAGCCGCCTGACATGGAAATATGGACAGAAAGAAAGAGACGACTGCATTGAAGTTGAAGTCGTCGTGCACCAAAATAATAAAGAAGAAGAAGAACGGAACCAACACCAAGGTAGTGGGCGACAAGCACCCCCCTACGACCCCCTCTGTGAAAGGAGGGGGTGTGGGGGAACTACGTTCCCTCAGGACCAAGACAAGAAAGATTCCAGAATAATCTACACCAACACCAAGACCAAGACCAGTCAAGTAAAACGTTGGTCAACATTTAAATGTCATACTTTTCCGGAAGGAGCAATTGTTATCGGATTTCGAGGTCGCCGAGACTACAAAGATGGAGTGTGTCAAGGCATAATGTGTTATGCGTGGTCCAATGAACAAAATCATTTTATACCGTGCACCCACACGATATCAAATGGTTACAACTCGAAAATCAGCATTACTGATTTCGAGACGCTGGAACTTTGCGACAAGGAAGAATTCACGTTGAAAAATCCAAATGCTGTCAAAAGCATTAAAAAACAATTGAGATGAGAGCATCTGTAAGTAAATAAAATAAAGTTAAAAATATTATTAAAAAGTTATTAAAAAGTTATTAAAAGATTATTAAAAAATTATTTATTGATTCCCTTGCCTTTATTTTTTTTATTCTTTTTCTTATTTTTCTTGGTATAATAAACCACATCATTGGCGGTGGTCCTAATTTCATAACCCGAACACGATGAAGAAGACACCAAATCTTTTTTTTCTTCAATAGTAACAACAATATTTTCATCAACATTATTTTCATTCTTTATTATTTCAAGCGGGTCGACAATTTTTGCACTTAAGACGAGAACATCATCATGTTCTGTATCATTGGTGACATTTGTTGCACTTACCGCCTCATCAACTTTAATACTGCTAAAATAACCGCCCATTTTTATAATCAATCTATAAAATAAAAATAAAAGATAAAATGAATAACAAATAAATTATACAAATTAAAATATAATATATAAATATATTATCTAACGATATTAAAGAGATGTGGATATGTTACACTGTGACACTGTGAGTAACAGCAGTCCGAGTTTAGCAATGTTGGATACTTTCTCCTCATCTTTAAATACAAAAAATCAATGCATGTTTCTGAGCTCATTTAGCTCAGTTGGTCAGAGCGTGGGTCTTATGAGCCCAAGGTCGCGGGTTCAAGTCCCGCAATGAGCATTTTTACCCCCTTTTGACAACCTTACAGCTGTATAATTAAACACAGGTTGTCAGCATCCAGCGGTACCAACCCGCTCCTACAAACAAACGAACAACAAACAATCAAACAATGTCATCACAGTATGACATCATAAACAAATGCAAATACAAACACATAACAACACGAAAAACACATGCAAGGTAATGAAAACAAAAACACGAATATAAATGAAAAGAGCAAACAAACATAACCGACTGAGTTGTTTGATTTCGACTTTTATTTCATTCAATTCGATGTTGTTTAGTAATTATCAAAAATTGCGGATATGTGGTTTATAAGTTTGTTAACTGTTTGGTTTGGTTTGTCATAAGTTTATTGTATGTTTGTTATAAGTTTGTATTACTCAAACTCAAACAAACAAACCACCAGAAACCATACACTCGATTTGGTTTTATTGGTTGGTTAATTAATAGGATTTACAACAAACAGCAGTATAATGACCAAAGTGTCAATTGTTGTAAGCAGCCAAATAAATCTTTGAACCCCCCAAACCCTATCCCTAATCATATCATATCATATCATATAACTCAACCCAAAAAAAAGGTAAATGGACCCCAACATAATAAGACCAACAGCTGCTGCAGCTGTGGCGACATCCCTATAACCCTATAACCCAATAATTGTGTGTAGTTTATTAAAATCTAACACTAATAATTTTTTTCAGGACGCAGCACATAAGGAGGACGACGACGACATCAAGACAAGACGCAGGAGCACATAAGAAGGAGCAGGAGCACATAAGGAGGAAAAGTAAAAATAAAAATAAAATAATTAATTGCGCGCAATAATGGCTAGCTAGACCCGAAGCGTGCACGGGTTTTAATAGTGATTAGCCACCACAACAAATATAAAATAAAAAACCAATAAAAAACCAATAAAAAACCAATAAAAAATAAAAAAATCAAAAGACCCAAAAAATAAGTTAATAGCCAAATTCAGAAAATAAAAACAAAAAAATACATCTACGCATTGAGGTGACTAAGACCAACAGGCATCACACTCGAATTGTTTTTTACACAACTCATTCGCTTATTTTTATCATTTTTTAGAATGAGTAATTGTAATATAATGTAAATGTAACTTTTGTTGTTTTCTGAAGAATAGGACAATAATAATAAAAATGTGAAAATTTTCGTTTTGCGCGAATCGGTTAGCTCGGTTATGCCAGCGGTTTTAAGCACCGCCGTCTCAGGACTCACAGGTTCAAATCCTGTTTCGCGCATTATTTTTTCATATTAATATTAATAATAACTTTCGGGCTATTATTAATTTTTATTCCAACATGTAACCCTATTATGTACTCAAATCAAGCATATTTCCATATAAATCCTCCACCTGATTTGGTATTATCTTTTAAGTGAACCAATAATGATGATTTTGGAACAGATGTTTTTCTAGATGCTTCGCTTATACTAATATATTCATGTAACAAATTATTATCCATATCATATTGTTTAATCTTTGTTCCTAATTTATTATCTATTTGAAAATTACTAGCGTAATATTTTTTCAAACTTTCACTAATTTTATTTTTAGCTTCTTCACCATGTTTAATTTGTTTATAATTTCCTATTCTTTTTTCTTCAATTACTTTTTTCCATTTTTCAGAATTTAACAACCCATTTTTTATCTTCTCTCTTACTTCAGGATTACTCATCATTATTTTATTTCTTTCTGATATTTGTTTTCTTAGTTCAGGATTATCAATATATTTTTGTTTTGATTGATTTCTAATATCAGCTTTCACTTGTTCTGTGTGTTTTTTTCCTTGAAATCCACCTCCTTCGCCCCCGCCAGTTATATTATATCCATTTGGAACAACGCTATTGTATTTTTTTATATATTCTTTTTCATATTTAAATCTTTCATCATCAAAGCAAATAATTATTACAGAGAACTCAAAAATTTCAATTCCGTATTTTTTAACAGCATCTCTTATAGCAGGACAACCTTTATTTATTTCTATTTTTCGTTTATGTTCTCTCCATCTCCAATTTACATCCTTGCTTTTTGATTCACCGATATAACATTTTTTTGTAATTTTATTGAGTATCCGATATATATAAGCCATTAAATAATGCTTTTGTTATTAAATTGGTTTTTATTTTACACAATTCAATTTAATTTAAATGTAAAAAAAATATGAATTAACATATTTTGTTTTTTTATTATTTTTTTATATTTTTTATTTAAATTTAAAATAAAAAGTAAATTGAAAACTTAAAATCTATGGTAACAATGTGCAGTGTTCCGACAAAGAAGCAACAAGAACAATGTCCTCCGCAGCCAATACCGCCAACCCCAAGTATAACCCCACTCAAACGACTCCATTTGTGGTGAAAATCGAGCTGATGAATAAAGAGACCGACGGAAGTGGAAAGCATTTCGGGTTTTTCAAACTGACAACAAACCCCTTTCCTGAAGGGCACAAAAAAAGAGGCAACTACCGAGTCCACATTGCGCTGGATGTTTCGAGTTCGATGCGTGAAGAAAACCGTCTTGGGTTGGCAACAGATACAACTGCAAAGATGGTCGAGTTTCTCGCATCCACCTCAAAAGAAAATCCAGAATTGCACTTTTGGTTGACGCTGACTACATTCAGCACCGAGGCGAGAGTGGTCATCAACAATTCCA